AAACTATTACGGGCCAGAATCCCAAAACGCGGTTGGATACATAAGCGGCAGGGGTGAGGTTTATATAACCAACAACGTCGAATATGGCCCGTTTATAGATTTAAAAGATAACATCGTTGATCTGACAGTGGCTCAAGTCGAAGCTGAAATAAATGCAACGCTAAGAGAGCTAGAAAAGGGCTAAGTCTTGATATATAAAATTACAAAATGTAATAAATAGGCAAATCATGAGCAGTTTTGCGGATGAAAGAGCGGCAATTGAAAAGCGCTTCAAGGACAATTGGACAACCACTCCGATTGCTTTTGATAATGTTGGGTTTCGCCCGACTGATAGCGAATACGTTGCGATTTTCATTCAGAATGCTTCTGCCACTCAAATTGAACTAACAGGAACAACGCCCAGCCACAGATACACAGGACTTATTTCGATCCAGATTTTTGTTGATGCAAACTCTGGCTCTCAAACTGCAAGAACTTACGCCGACACGATAGCCGCGATCTTTCGGAACCAGCGTTTTAGCAGTGGAAACAGCGGCACAATCATCTGTCGAACCCCAAACGTCCAAAGGGTCGGGGTAGTCGAAGGAAGGTTCCAGCTAAATTTAACAGTCCCCTACTATAGGGACGCAACTGCATAGAGGCTAAAGATGACAGACACTAATCGCGCAGCCCTGTTGCTTGCTCCGCAAACAGCATGGGGAACAGTCGCACCAAATACAATCGAAAGCAAAGCTGTTAGAATGACGGGCGAAAGCTTGACATATAACATTTCGAACACGCAGTCTGATGAAATCAGGTCTGATCGAAATGTGTCTGACTTAATCAGAACAGATGCTTCCGTTTCTGGTGATATTAATTTCGAACTTTCATATGGCGGCACATATGCCGTAAGTGGCTCCGACTACAATCACGCGATGGATGACCTTCTCGAAGGCGTGATGTGTAGTTCATTCAGCACAAACGTCTTGAAAAACGGGACAGCCACAAAAGCCTACACGCTTGAAAAGCAATTTGGCGGCGTTGGCGGCTCTCAAGGCGGCTTTCACAGAATTAAAGACATTATGTTTGATGGCATGTCATTGAACTTGTCGGCTGGCAGCATCGTCACTGGCTCTGTGAGCGCCATAGGAAACACCTTGGACGTGAGCGATACAACGCAACTAAAAGCCCCGAACGCGACCTCAGTGAGCAGCACAGACGTTATGAACGCCATTGATGACGTTACACTTATCCAAGAAGGGTCAAGCCTTTCGAACCTATCGAAGTGCATGAACTTATCTTTGACGATTGCAAACAATTTGCGCGTGAACAATGAGATCGGAACACTTGGCGCAGCGCGTATCGGTCTGGGTCAATTCGTAGTCACTGGCACTATGTCAGTTTACTTTGAAACCAAGGCTTTGTTTGACAAGTATATCGCTGGCACTGCGTCAGGCTTGAAGTTCAAGGTTGAGGATAATGCAAACACCAACGGCAACTCATACACCTTTGAAATCCCATTAATGGAGTTCACCAGCGGCACAGTCGTTGCGGGTTCTTCAAACGCGGATGTCATGGTCGAAATGGGCTTTCAAGGCAAGTTTGATAGCTCTGAAAATTGCACATTAAAAATCACACGGGCTGACGCCTCATCTTAACCTGATGCGCGGTCAACGGCAGTGACCAGACCGCGAATTAACTCTCGGAGAAAAAAATGGACTTAGCAGAAGTCAAGGTTGATAGAAAAACGCAAAACGAGGGGGTGTGGGTCGAACATGATATGACCACATCCTTTCTGATTGCACGAATGGGCAACCCTAAATTCAAGACACGGTTCAATGCCTTGATGGCTCCCCATCAGAGAAAATATGAGGCTGGAAAGCTCGACATGGAAATGCAGGGCCAGATCATGGCGCGAGCAGTTTCAGAGACGATCTTGCTTGATTGGAGGGGGCTGACGCTTGACGGGAAAGAAATCAAATACTCGAAGGAAAGAGCTTTTGAGATCTTGTCTGATGCGACTGCTGAAGAGTTCTTAGCGTTGATCTTGGAATACGCTCAAGACAACGAAAGATTTAGAAACGAAAAATTGGAGACAAGCTCAAAAAACTAAAACGCTGGATGCGATGGCAGATGACGTGGGGCCACTATGAGGAAAAACTTTTAGATGGAACCATCGATGCGACACAGATGCCTTTTCTGCAATCACGTCCAGATCTTACACCAGAAGAGGGAGAAATCGTTGAAGCGTTTCAGTTTCTATCCTCAAGTCGCAACGTAGGCATGGCGGTTGGAGCAATCCCTTTCGGAGAAATTGCACAATACGCCGAAATGACAAGTCAAATAGACTTCTGGGGCTTCATTCTCTTGGTTCAAACTTTGGACGCTGAATATGTCGTGATTGCGGGTGAAAAAACAAAATGACCACTTTAGCCAGACTAAATATTGTCGTTGCCGCCGATGCAGCAAAAAGAACTCTTAGAGATCTAGAGGGTGTTGCAAAAAGAAGCGCAATGGTCATCCAAGGCGCGTTTCAAAGGTCATTTTCAGTTTTTCAAGGATTAACGAGGCAAATTTTTTCTTTGAAGGCGGCGTTTATTGGTTTGGGCGCTGGTTTGGTCGTTCGAGATTTTATAAAAGTTGCGAACACCCTTGAACAAGTGAAGTTTCAAATGGTGGCGGTGACAAAAGACACCAAAATTGCCAACCAGATTTTTAAGAATACGAGACAGTTTGCAACAGAGGTTTCGTTTAGTTTTGAGGATTTAATTGGTTCATCAACACGGATGGCGGCACAGTTAAAAGGTGACGCGAAAGAAGTTGATTTTTTCTTGCGAGCGGCGGCTGATATTTCTGCGGTCACGGGTCTGACTGTCGAAGAAAGCACAAACAACTTGATGAGAATGCTTGCGGCTGGCGCTGCCTCGGCTGATCAGTTCAGAGAGCGCGGCGTCCTTGCCATGCTTGGCTTTACTGCGGGTGTTTCTTACAGCGCAGAAGAAACAAAAAAGAAACTTGTGGCAGCATTTCAAAGCGGTGGAAGTATTCTTGAGGGTGTCGCTGGGCAGATGTCCACAACATTTTCTGGCGCTCTTTCAATGATTGGCGACAAAATATTTGAGTTAAAAGCAACCCTAATGGAAGCGGGTGTTTTTGACTTTTTGAAAGAAGCCACTCAGGTCATAAACAGCGATCTCGACAGGGCGATTGGCGATCTTAAGAAAAATGCTACCGCAGCGGGTGAAACCATTACGAACTTCCTTGAAGGCGCATTAATCTTTGCGGCGGGGGCAGTCGATGGAATGAGAAACGCAATGAATATGTTTCTCAACTTTTATGATGCGATGACATCCGCATACAACGACACAAACACCCTCACAAACGGTCAAATCGGAGCCTTGGGTCTGGTCGGATATATACTCTTCGGCACTGCTGGGGGCATTCTGGGGATCGCTGGGGGGCTTCTGGCAAATCTAAGCGAAACAATCTTGAACTTCCTCGCCCAAACTATGGCGAAGATGATGTCAATGATGACTGATCAGCTAAAACATATGAGTGGCAGCATTAATGTTGGCGACAATGTTGGGCAATTAGGCGCTCTTGAGGCGATGAGGCTTGGCGCAAAGAGATCGGGAAGCGATTTAAGCACGATCAAGAAAAGCTTCGCGGGAAGAATGGAGGGTCAGGAATACAGTTTTCACACTGATTTTGGTTCAGATCAAAAACTTCTTGAAGCTTTCATGAACCCAAACAGCGCGATGACCTCTGCGCAGCGCGAATATCTTGGCGGTATAATGAATATGGGCGGTGTTAAAGGAAATGGTCAAGGTCAGTTTACAGCTACGGGATACAGAAACGTCACACCAGTAATCGGGGATCTTTTAACAAAGGTCTACAACAACTCTTTGGGCGTAACTTCAAACCTCGAAAACTTCGACGCGACTGGGACGATAAATTTAAAAGCGCCAACAATGGACGATCTTCTGGGTATGTTACCGCCAGAGCTTAGAAGCACTGTGGGCGCTGGATTGGAGGGCGCAACTGAGGGAAAACGACCCACCAAAACAACAACGGCCTCAGATTATGTTGTGAGCATGTTGTCTCGCATGAACAGCCGCAGAAATAGCCCCAATCCTCATTCTGGGCTATCTGGTGGCGCATCTGGCTCGACAGGTGGCACAGGAGGCACAGGAGGCACAGGTGGCCCCACAAAGCCTCTCGCAGCGCATGTTCTGCAAGCTCAGATGAACACTGAACTCGAAAAGATGATTGGTCTATTGCAAACAGGTGAAATGACCTTCGATCAATTCAACAGTCAGAAAGAATTGATGGGTCAGCTAATCGCAGCGGAGATCCCTCTGGTCGGTCAATTAACGGCTGAACAACAGAAGGAAAAAGATAACATTACAGCCCTGCATAAGGCTACTGACAGATACAACAACATACTCGAAAAGCTTGGCGTTACATATTCGAATACAGCCTCGAAGTTTTCAGATGGATTTATGGCGGCGGCGGCGGCGGCGGGTGATGCTGCTGAAAAAACCATGCAGTTCGGCACTCAGATGTATCAGGGTCTTGAGGACGGGCTGGATCAGTTCTTGAGAACAGGAAAGTTCAATTTCCAGAACTTCATGCGAGACATGGCCCAAGAGTTTTTGATCATGACCGCAAAGATGGCAATGGCAAAAATGGCTACAGCGATGTTTGGTGGCTTTATGGCTGGCGGTGGTCAGATGGCCCCTAATCGCGCCTATGTAGTGGGCGAAAGAGGTCGAGAAGTCTTTGTCCCGAATGAAGCTGGAAGGCTTTATTCAAACGATCAACTCGGCGGCGGTGGCGTCACGATAAATCAAAACTTTGATTTCAGAAATGCAGATCACACAACCGAGGCAAGACTTCGCCAGCAAGCGGCAATCATCCAAGAAAACACGCGACGATCTATCTATCAGGACATGCAAGATGGTGGGTCAGTTTCTAAATTAACTGGAAGAAGATAATGGCTCTGATTACCTTTCCCGACATTATAAACCCAACGAATTTATCGTTCGGCATTCAAGGATCTTCTCAAGCTTTTGTGTCAGAGTTCACAGGCACAAGTCAGCATGTCAGGCTACCAACCGCAAGATGGTATGGGTCAGCGAATTGGGAAAACCTTACGGGTGATGATTTTGACAGCTTGAAAGTGTTCCTCACACAGCTTGAGGGCGCGTTCAACACGTTTGCTTTTGGCGATGTAAGTAGAGATACCCCAAATTCTGGTTTGGCCTCTACAGTGGTCTTACAAGCGCAGACAGCGGCATCCGCTCACTCCACTCAGATGACTATCCAAAGAAGTAGTTCTGAAAGCTCAACAAGCATTTCTGGCACAGTCTCAGCCTTCAAAAAAGGTGATTATTTTCACGTTACTTCGGCAAAGGGCCAAGAATTAAAAGTTGTCACCGCAGATGCAACAATCACAAACACAGGAACAACGCAGATCAACTTTGCGCCAGCACTTAGAGGGGCTGTCTCGACGGGGGCTAATTTAACAAGACATGCGCCACGGGCGATCATGCGCCTTTCAAACAATGATCAAAACTCATGGGAAATTGCACCCCCTGTTTTGGGTAGCTTTGGTTTTTCCTTTATGGAGTCATTTTAATGTCGAGAGAGTTTGACAGCACTGCACAAAGCGCTCGGTCTGTAGATTTTTCGCGCTGCTATTTTATAAGGTTGGTCGTGCCAAACTGGACTGCCTCGCCCTTTACGGATGGAGTTCTGCGGTTCAACACTTCATCTTTAGACTTTGATGTAAACGGGCCTGATGATAGCTCGACAGCAACATATTACGGTGGCGAGGGTATTGTCAGCGTAGCGGCTATTTCAGAAACAACAGAGTTAAAGAGAAATGGCCTACAGATAGTTTTCAACGGGCTGAACAATGAGCTTTTAAATTTATTTCTCACGAGTTCATACGACATCAATAGGACACAAGCATTTATTTACGATGCGGCGATGAACCCCAGCGGCACGATTGAACATGCGAATTTTAACTTGGTTAGGGTTCACAAGGGTTTGGTCGATAGCGTGAAGTATAACACTTCAAGCAGCAACACGAGCATCGTAATCAAAACCGTCAGTCAGTTCTCAGATTGGTCACGCCCCAGACTGGATGCTCTTAATGATGGATCTCAAAAGGGAAAAGATAGCACAGA